GGTTTTATTACTTCTACATCAACACCATACAATGCACGGAACAAAATTTCAAAGGATTTATCAGTTCCTTTTGATGTATAGAAGTCTTTTGACTGTTTTATGAAAATTCTTTGATCTACACTTGAATCTAACTGTCTTTCTTCAAATCCTGGTGTAATTTGACCCTTTACATTCGTAAAAAACTCTTTTAAGAATAAAATACTTAAATTATCAACTGTCGCATTTTGAGAATGAGTAGATATTTGTGATTCATTGAAAACTAACTCATCAGGATTGTTGGGACTCCTAAAAGAGGTAATTCCACTAAATCCCCTAGAGCATCCAGTAAAGGTATTGGTTGTTATTCCACTATATGTTATAATTTCAGAATCAATCTTAATCAAGCCATAAGATTCTGGAAATCCACTCGTCGAATCAACAGAAATAGTACTATCAACAAAACTAACATCCGAAGTCAATGTAGTAGAGTCTACAAGATTTGTTAATTCATCAATTTTGACATATTTGTCAATATTCTTAAAAAGATCTAAAGTCAATCCCTGACTTTCCATAGATCTATAATATTCAGTCAAAAATTCCCCAACAAGTGGGTAATCTTCTCTTACATAATCAGGCAGTTGATTGGATACAACTGAACTAATCTTAACTCTAGTATCTGCCATTTATATTGGTTAGTACGAGGGAGTGGATGTTGTAGAATCTCCTAAAACACTATATGTGGGTAAAGATGTAACATCGATACCATCACCAGGAGCAATTCTTGCTATGTTACCATTCATATAGCTAGGTGTAGATTTATATAACGTTCCTGAAGGATTAGATCCTGAAGAAATATCATCCGTTAACATATTTAACGTACTACTATTAATATCTAGTTGCAAATAAAGATCCTGTAATCCAATAACATCATTTGAACGAGGACAAACCGATAATTCAATAATTGGTTGCCCCTGAAGTGTTTTAGAGGTGCTTATAAGGTTAATTGCATCTATCATGATCTCACCTTTCTGATAATCAACAGTTCCAATGTTTCTTCTAATAATAGAAGGTTGGGTTTGAGAATCAAGCTTGAATAAGAATAGAGATCCTTTCTTCATATCAGCATTTGGAGAATCACTGATATAGACAGTATCATTTACTCCAAAAATTTTAAATCCAGATGACTTAATGTTATAAGAATTTGCATTTTTGATGTAAAATGGGTTTCCGAAGCAAACTTCATACTCAGCAACCTGATTTAACCGTGCTTTAAGGTCTCTTCTCATTGCAACAGTCGTAATATTGGAAGTAACAGACTGATGACTGTTATCAATCAAGGTTTGGAACTTACTGTACTTGAATTTTGCACCATATTTGTTCATTTCACTTGATTGTGCATAATCAGTGATGTTATTTGAGATAAGTGTCTTCACAAAATCAGCACTTGGTGCTAAATTTGCATTATAATATGCAGTTATGTCAGTCTCAACGTAGAGATACTTGAGATCAAGGATTTCGGGTACAATTCCTGCTACAGAATAACTTCTTAACTTGTCTTTTAGGTTATCTTTGATTGAGTTAGGCACAAATGGACCATAAAATGGTTTTATTGTGATAAAAACCTTTCCATATTGTGGTGGTTCTAGTTCTTCACCACCAAAAACCGATACAGATTGAGTTTCTGGGTAAATTTTAGGTATAAGTGCTTCATAATCTGCTGCAGTCACTGCTCTATTCTGTGTAGAGTAGATTCTAGGAGCATAACTCTTAATAGAATCGATGGATTCTATCTCTTTACCTCCTTCAGATGGTTGTGTCGTACTAAGAAGTGAAATTCCGTTACTTACAAGGTTATTATTGTTATCTACAAGACGACCATTGAACAAAAATGAAGAAATTCCGTTTCCAGATTCACCATTTGTCTTAATATATGAAGTTTCAACGTAATTTAACGATTTTAACTTTTCACCAAAGATTCCATCACCGAAAATTAACTCATATCGTTCATCTTCAATCTCCTGAATGAAAAATACACGAGAAGTTGAAGTAACTTCAAACAAACTATCGGAAAGAAGGTACTTTTTAGATGATGTGCTTGCTTGTGTATCTCTAACTTCCACTCTAAGAGTCGATGTATCAATATGATCGTTATCTAAGATGTATCTTTTAGGTGGAGAGGGGTTATCTGCCTCTACTGTAAAGTTTGCAGTTAGGTATGTACCTTCAAAAATCTGAATATCAGTAAAATTAGCAAATCCGTTGTTATCTACAGGTACTGTGATGTCTGAAGGAATGGCAAATGCATAACTTTCAGATCCAAATGTAGATGCAGCAGTACAAACAACACCTTTTTTAAGAGTTAATGTAATTGGTTTTGTAGTAAACCCTGTTGTATCCACATAAAAGGAGACAAGTGCATGTGCAGCAGTCCTAGAACGAGGAACATAACCAATATTACGTGCAAGTGCAACAACATTCTCTCTTAATGTTGCACTATCAATGAAAACCTCATTACTAACCATGTTAGCATTGTATGAGGAGATATATGTATTGTATGCAAGAACGTCAATTATGGTTGAAAGGTTAGAACCTTCAAAGTCATAGTCCGTAAAATTGCTATTTGATCGTAAATAGTCTTTTATGGAGACTTTTATTTGATCAAAATCTAGATTTGTAAAATTTACTAGTGCCATTAGCGTGTTGGCTGTAGTGCGAATTCTAATTGTTGAGGTAAAACGTCTATTCCTACGATGTCATACGTAATCTTTACGTCAAATGCATTGTTATCGTAGTCAGGAATACACTCTACCTTCTTCAATTCCACTCTTGGTTCATAATTAGTGATGGTTGTTATAATCTCTTCCTTAATTGCGGCTGCTGTTTGATCATCTAAGTTCTCAAAAAGAGATTCTTTGACTCTTGAACCCAAATCGGGATCAAAAAATCGTTCACCAGGAGTCGTAAACACCAAGTTCCTCAAAGAACGTGCAATCGCAGTCTCATTCTTAATGGTTATAAGGTCCAAATTAATTGGATTCACCTCAAGTGACATACTTAAGTCCTTAAAACCCTTGCTGATCCGTGGAGATGGCATTAAAAAAGGAAATCTTAACTTATTTAGTGACTATTTAGCATGAAAAAAGCACCTCGTTAAAGGTGCTATAGAGAGAGTTTTTGGTGAGAGAGGCCGTGACCTAGATTATCCGAGTCTTTTCATGCCCTACGCGTATCCGAGGGTCACACCAGATCTCATATCCTTTCTCCTTGGCATCTAAGCAGAATGATACATCTTCTCCACACATATCTTGTACTTTACCAGATTCAAATACTTGCATCTTAGGAGCAAACCAAGGATACTCTAAGTCCTCAAAGACACCATTCTTGATCATTACCCAACCAAAACCTGTGTAGTCAACTGTAAAAGGCTTCTTCCTTCTATCCATAGTCTCAATGGTTTCGTGATTCATTACACCACCATTAGTTCTGAAGTCATCTTCTTCTAACCAGTGTGCAACTGAGGTAGTCTTACCATCTTCAGTACAATACCAACCAGCAGTGATCTCCTTTTCATTACCATCCTTATCAATTGCTAGATCACATAACTGCCAGAACTTATTTGCATCAAATACAATGTCAGAGTCAATCCACAACTGATAGTCGTACTTTAACTTACCATCCCAAGGTATCTGATTAGGTCCACGTAATACATTTGCACCTAAAACTTTACATCGTGCAAAGTTAACCATAGAGGAATAGTCTTGACTTATCTGAATTGACATACCGTTCTGAACCATGTCAAAACAAAGTTGTACAAAGTTCTTCAGAAATATGTAAGAACATCCACGACCAGGTAAACAAAATACTATTGCTTTACCTTTCATTCTTTCTTTTATAGCATCTATGTCCCAACTAGGAGTATTTGCTTTGGGTGCAGCTGCTTTGACAGTAAATCCTTTTGCCATAAATTTTAAGTTCCTTCAACTCAATTATATCAGTTTATTATATATTTGTCAATAAGAATCACTTCCTGGTGGTTCTGTAGTGGAAACCCTATTCGGTCCTCCTACTCCTACCTGTGGTGCAGCAATACTATATGATAAGTCTTTGTTTGTATAGTCCGTCTTTAGCAAGCCTACCATTACATTGAGTAGTTGCCATTTCTCATCGAATTCTTCTTGACGTAGATTATAATATAACACTCTATCTCCTGCGTATATGTGATATGTTATCTCATTCTCTTTGTCGTTCATGATATTACGAAGTTAACATATTATATATTGCTACTATACCAATACCTGTTAATAAGAAAAAAGGGAATCTGAATATCGCAAAGAATCTTCTAGGATACTGTATTAACCATCCTGCAAAGACTACTTTCCAAAAATTCCAATAGGGACGTTTAGACATTAGATGTAATTGATGTTCATAACAACTCTACGTTTAGCATCAGTACATGTAGTACCACGATGCATCTTTGTACCAGGAAATATAACAACTCTATTCGCAACTGATTCTACTATCTCCCCACTCTCAAACTCTGTATAACCATCATTAGTATTCATGTAAAGAATTGCAGTCTTCCACGGTAGATCATTGCAATTACCTTGGTCAATATGAAAGTCTCTCTTTATGATCTTTGTAGTTACTGTGCTGAGATTTATCTTTACTCTTAAAGGTATACGCATGTTTAGTTTTTCGTATATTGGATATACCTTCTCATGATAGTTCATTGGCATACCGTTACCATAGAACGTATTCGTAAATTGAAAGTCGTTTAAATTATTTTCATCAATACCTTTAACCGTGCCATAGTTATAATGCCAATCCATTTCAGAACCCATTAAAAAACACTCTAATTCATGAAAAGTATTAGAGTCTAAAAAATTGTCGATAATTTTATAATCTCTTTTCATTATAAAAAAGTAAAAGGGTCAAAAAAATTTTCGGAGATTTTTATATATACACCTCGAATTGTCACCTCTGTAGGTTAGGGACTTATACGTTTTTAATATAATATATAACAACCGCATAAACACTGTCTGTTAACGAACGAATAAAAATAGAGGCACTGTTTAATACTTAGTGCCTCTACGAGTTCTTATTACTTATAGGTATGTATCTGCACCCTCTACAATATCATCGAGGACTGATAGGATTTCAACTCCATTGTTTGCACTTTCTAAAAGAAACTCTGCAAAGCTTTGTGATACAAACTGTGTGCTTGAGTTTGACATAATTAGGGGGAATAATAAGGGGTTTGGTTAACACTGTCAGTTTATAGACTTCACAAGGTCTACTGACAAGAATTACCTGTCAATTTCACTGTCTTCGATATAACTTTCTACGCACTCATCTGGTTCTAATTGTAATACTTTTCTCCAGTCAATATTCCGTGCTTCAAAGTCATTTAGTACGTCTAGAGTTAGTGTTACTCTGACTCTCTTTCTTTGTGCCTGAGTGTAAATTACTGACATTAAACTGAGGAGTGAGTTTGTGTTAGTTAAGTTCATTATAGTACACCTTCCAGTATATGTCAAGTGGTACGAATGTATTTATAAAATGTATGTTACGAAAACGTAATATCCCCCAGAAAGTGTTATCGGGGGTCTTGACATTTCGGGGAGTTTCTGTTAGACTGCTCCCTAACATCACTACTCTCTGAGACATTTAAGAACTATTAATTACAAGAGAATGACTAACAATTACTACAAGGATTACAGAGGGATTAATAACACTTTTCCACAGGTAGTTTCCACAGTTTCTAACACTTTTTCCCCATACTTGTGGAAAAGGTATAAACAACGGTTTCCTATTTATAATACCATTTAAAACATCTATTAAGGGTAATTTGCTCATAATTTACCTCTTTTCACTACATTTTGCCTCTCATAGTTATCACTAACCACCTGTGAAATCCTCAGAATAACTTCATTCTTTTCCACAGGATTTCCATACTTCAGGTTATCAATTAAACCATTAATATCAGTACGAATTGTTGACATTAATTGTGAGTAATTCATATCCATATTATACATCCTCCACACCATTTATGTCAACCCTTACTAATAGCTTGTGATTAGCAATATCAAACCATATGTTATCATCTATCTCTGATAATAGTTCATCTTCAGATAGATTTTGGAGTTCAGTTAATAGGTCTAAGTACAACATAATTAGTAGTCAATGTTAGAGAGTAAGTAAGAATTAAGGTCAAAATCTTTGTTAGAATTGTTATACGGATTG